CACTTCTAGCTTCGTCGGCAGCGTCAGATGTGTATAAGAGACAGCCCATGTACCTCCCCAGCGCCGCAGTCTTGTACGGGCTAGGGATTACATGAGGAACGGAGGGAACAAAGTACAACATTATCGCCGTAGACGGCGACTAGCGCTGATTATAACCGGCTCAGCCATCAGTAATACCTCCCCAACTGTTTCATGTACTTGATGAACTGTCGAAGATGGTACTGAGCTTCTTTTCCAACTTCCGGGTCTGATACTTCCAGCTGCTTCTTCCCGGTGTCGCATATTCTTATCTGTACAGTGGCGGATATATACATATCAGTTTCAACCGTGTATTTAACATCTTCGATTTTATAAACATTATCCTCGATGATCTGAATAGTATCTACCATGTCGCCATTCTTAGTCGTGATGATCATAATCCCATCCTAACAATATCCCGAAACCAGTTGTTGAGCTTCATGGACTCGTACCGCACGCACCCCATCTACGGCGCCCATTGAACAACGCTTTTACGTACAAGAACAACTTTGAAGATTGTGTGCAAGGATGTGGGTGCTTGTTTGCATCGTTTCTTGTAGTGGTTTATAGCATTGTTCTTATCTTTGAACGTACCAATAAGCTCACCGTCGCACCAGTATTCGTACTTAACATCATCATGCGCAGATAGCATAGATGCTCCTTTCGTATTTGAATCAGCACATTCTACAAAATCATAGAAGCCACGCTTGCGCATATTCCAATCATCCCCATCGTCATACCGATAACCGCAAGTTTTAAGTTCCTTTCTGTTCTTGTCATCATTTCAACATCAACCCGTCCAATTCGTGTGTACAAATCATCACAAGTCTTTGAAATGGAATCGAATTGCTCACGACGTGTACCAATCTCGTCCTGCAAATCATCGTTCAAATCAAGCATCATGCTGTTGTACTTGTCCTGAATGGAACTCACTGTACCCATCTGTGGCTCGTTCGGTGTCTCAAACTCCATGAACTCTGCAACCATCTTACCCCCAATACGCGAACTGATAACAAACCGACAGGCATCCGATAATGACGATGCCCACACCTGCACGTGCTGCGCGTATGTTCTCGCGCTCACGTCTCCAACACGTGTTGCAATCCGTGCTTGTCAACGAACAATAGACTAGCGCGGTACCGAACAGAATCACGGCTATGCAGACTAGCATTTCTTCCCCGTCACCGTTGAAACGTACTCGAAGAACTCGTTCACAGCCTTGTCCATGTCGAACATGATTCCGCTCAACGGTTCGCTGGTTTTCGGCTTCACCCTAGTGGTGAACCCGCTCTCATTCCCGTCCATGTACTCGACAATCTCGAACACTTCCTTGCTGGCGTAAATCAGCAGCCCGTCACCACCAGCTTGCTCGTCCATGAGAGCTCCCAACAGGCAACGCTGGTGGAGAATGTACACCTCTCCGTCACGGTAGGAATAGAACAATTTAACCATAGCACAGTCCTTTCAATCGGTTTTGTCTGCAATAGTATAGTATCAAAAACCACTTGCCTTGTCAAGAAGAAAAGCAGCCCTCTTTCGAGGGCTGCAAGCTAGATGCCGTAATACACACGGTTCACATAGTCCTGCACGGTCTGATAGTCATAACCATCAGCCGTAAGGCGGTCGTACCTGTCCTGACCGTTTCCGTAGTTGCCAAGGTACACGTCGTATGCAACGTCGGCAATCCAATCGGAACCAGTTGAACCGCCGCCGATGCCGTAATACACACGGTTCACATAGTCCTGCACGGTCTGATAGTCATAACCAGCAGCTTCAAGATTGTACTGTCGCTCTGGATGGTTTCCGTACCATCCCTGCATCACACCGTATGCGGCTTCCTCGATGCTGCCAGGAACAGGCGCTTCTGGCGTATCGGGTGCGGAACCCTCGCCATCGTCATAGGTCATAGCAGACGGGTTGTCGAGGTAATACTGAACAAGGTTCTCGAAATCGCCCCAAGTCTTGCCCCACTTTGCGAAGTACGGAATAGGGTCAACGTGGTCTGTGCCGCCCCACACGTAACGCGCTTCGTTGTGGGAAACCATTCGGTCGATGCCCCAACCCTGCTGGTTGAGGTACACGGCGCACCATTGCGCCGCCGTGTCGAATCCAACCTCGAAGTCGTGCTGGTTGGTGGCTTCGCAAATCTCGATGCCGACGCTGTACCAGTTTCCGTTGCCAACGTGCCACGCAACGGCGTTTCCGCTCATGGTCTGGTACACCGTGCCGCCGTCAGTCCAGTCAGCAACCCATTGCGCCATAGGCGCATCATTGCCCATTCGCTGCCAATACTGAACATGGTTCCAAGCTGTCGCACCCTCGTTAGCAGTGGAATGCACTACAAGGTTCTGCGGTTGGAACCAGCCGTGACCGTCTGCGATGAAGTTGTCATGTTCCGTCCATGCGTATGCGGGCGCGGCTGTGCCGACCAGCATAGCGAACACGGCAAGCGCCGTGATTGCGCCGATTCTAAGACGCTTCATAAAAGTGCCGATCATTCTAACCCTCCATCTTGTCCACATGGTCATCGAACTTCGTGGTGAGCGCGGTAATGGCAAGCGTGAGGTCTTTCAGCGTGTCGTTCATCTTGACGTAAAGCCACCCCATGAAGCAGCAAGCCACGATAGGGAACCCCACGCTGCCGATAGCCGTGATCACCATATCGAACGTAGCAGTGTCCATTTCAACCTCCTTCCTAAAATCCCAGATAGTCGAACACGTTGTTGAAGAACTCTCGCGTCTCGATAGTGTCGAAGAACACGCTTCCCTGCATGTACAGCTTGCGCACGCTCCGCAACACCACGCTAGACTTCTCTATCATAAGCAGGTTAGGCTGCATATCCGATTTTGTCAAGACGTAAACCAGCGCATCTTTCGGGTACCTGCGCGACACGTAGTAAACACCCTCCGTGTAGTCAACCCAAACACCGACCGTCCTGTTGTCGAACCGCAACGCGAAGTAGAATCGCGCTTCCTCCGACTTCTTGGCGATGAACTTGTCGTTGTCATCGTAGAACATGTTTCCCACTGCGTAATCGTAATATGACGTTCCACGTATCATCTGACCGAATCTTGTCGTATCCACGTGCGCCCTGAACCGCTCGCTCTGCACAATCTCTACACACATGTACCCTTTGTGCGCCATGAGAAAGCGCTTTCCCTTCCTCGGCTTCAACCTCCATCCGATGAAGTACGGATTGGTGAGCGCCACGGCGTTAGCCATGAACATAACCTTAACCCTGTCCTGAAATCGGTCAACCGTGTTGTAGAAGTCTTGGAACTGCTTCAACTCGTTTTGCAAGTAATGCAGCGAACCCTTGTCAATGATGAACTCGTCAAATCCTATCATATCAACGTCGGGATAGGGTACGGACTTTTTGGTCAGTGCGTTTGCCAACGTGATGAAGAAACATAGCACGCGCCATTTCTCTGGCTTTTCATCACCTATTGCAACCTTTCTGATGTACCCTTTCATTCCCTCAACTTTGAACTCCCACGATGGAAAGCGGTCAACAATATCCTGAAAGAACTCCTGCTTGTCATCGAACTCCGACTTGTATCTGCGCAAGTATATGAACTGCTTGCCAGTCTTTATGAAATGCCTGATTCGTTTGTACTTGAAATCATACGTCTTGCCAGTGCCACGCCCGCCGATAACGAAATTGAACATAGCGTTGCGCGTCATAATGTCGTGAGAATCGTAATACATGCTGTCGCTCATAGGTACCGTCTCACCTCCCAATAATACATGTACCGTGGATAGTTCCTAGCATCGGTTGTGGTTTGGTCTGGTCCGTAATCGGGTCCACCATGTCCCCAAAGTTCATTGTTGCCCATGTACAGTTCAACGTGGTCAAATGAGCCGTTCCAACCATTCCACATAATCAGCACCAAATCGGCTGGCTTCATATCCTCGATGGGTAGGTTGTCACCAGAATAGCCGCTTGCTATCTTCGTCCCCTTGCCCGCCATAGCGCCCGTCCACGTGCCAACGTCGATTCCAGCAACCTGCTGGTACGCGAACCACACCGTAGAAGAACAGTCACCATATCCGCTGCTTATGGGGTCAAGCCGTCCAGCACCCTGCGAGTACGCGAACCTGTCAAGCCATGAGCGGTACAATTCGCATATGGCGTTCTGCGCTTCGCTTCCGCTCTCCGAACCGCCGCCCTCGTTGCCGCCGCCAATGTCAGTTCCGTTCGCGTTGTACCCGTTAATCCAAACCTGTCCAGATGCGGGATAGAATATAACGCCTTTTTCGTACTCGTCTTTGCCGTAAAGAATGAGTGTATCACCATTCTGAATGATGTACCCTAGCTTGCTTGCTTCTGTGTCAATGCCTGGCTCGTTGCCGCCGGGCGTGGTGTCAACGTCTCCGCTCTGACCGAAATCAGGCGGGTTGCTCTCACCGTCCCAATCCTTCAATCTCTGGTACACGGTGTTGTAGCGATTCCTGTACTGCCCAAGAACCCCGTGGTTCATGCAAACGCCGTATATCCTATCGAGGTCGGCGCTGCCGCCCGCAGTTGCAATGACCTGTCCAGCGCTTGCTGGCGATTGATGGTACATGCTCATTGCGAAAATCAACGGTTTAGGATAGGACTGACTCATGCCCCAATTTTCAAGCGTCGCAATGTACCCCTCGAAATCGGCGATAGCCTGATTTTCCTGAATCACATGGTTTTCCTCGTCTTGGAAAACAGTTATGATGCTGTTTCCCTCGTCCCTGTTAAGGTACCTGCTAGTCCACCACGTACTACCGGCATCATGCGATTCAATGTCCGAACGCAACGAAGCAGCCAACTGCCCGTAGGCAGTTGGCATTTCGTTTTTGACACGGTTAAGCAGTGCAGCAGCCCGGGTACCATACCATTGCATCATGCCGATAGTGATTGGGTCATTATAGTTCACGGCAGTCCAATTCCAGTTGGATTCCACCTCGCCTATAACATACATGGCGTAATAGCATATGGTTCTGGTACTTGGCATGGTTCATCACCTACTGCCCGCCGAAGAACATACAGCCACAACCGTTTTCCGCACCTGCCGTATGGACTACATCGTCTGTAAACGACAATTTAACCGCTCCGTTTGATTCAATCTGCAAAAACGCATTACCAGAGAAAGCGGTGACCGTAATAATGCGTGTCGGGCGGTATCCGCTGGGGATGGTGCCCAACGTTGCGGTTTTGTACCCACCTGTGCCAGGTGTGGACAGCGAGATGTTTTTCAGCTGAACAGAAACAACTTTGGTAATCGAGTTGCCGTAGATTGAGAAGGTGCCGCTTCCTTTGATACCGCCATTGTAGTTAACGGTCGTAGCTGCAATAAGAGCCGTGGGAGCAAGCGCGCTTTTAAGGGCGTTAATCTGGTCAGTCACCATTTTCGGCGATGCCGCCGTACCAGATGATGCCTCTGCGCTTCCGCTGTCTGCCACCTTCAAATGCCCGAAGTTCGTAGACGAACCCTGACCATAGGTGTTGGTGGTGCTTGCGTGGTTGATCGGCGCTTTCTGGTTCACGGCAGTCTGCAATCCGTTAATGTCGTTCTGCGCTTCCGTGATATCGCCCTCTGCCGCGTCCATGCGGGTGTCAAGCGAAGCAATACCCGTCTCGTTCTTGTTCGCGGCACCCTCAACCGCGGTCACGCGACCAGTGAGCGACGTAACGTCGGCTTGCGTGTCCGCAATGTCGCTCTCGTTGGTCTTTGCGAGGGAAAGCGCATCGTCAGCCGTCTTTTGAACGCCCGTGATTTGCGTCCCGTGCGTCTCCACAGTGGATTCCAGCGCCGAAATGTCATTCTGCGCTTCGGTCACCTGCGTTTGCAGCGTGAGAACGTTGGCGTTGGCGTTGGTCACGTCATCAGCGCTCTTCTTCATCTGCGTGTCAATCTTGCCCATAGCGGCGTTGTACTGGTCGCGCAGGTTAGGCTTGTCAGCCGAAGCGTACAGGTCAAGATTGTAGTTCGGCGTGTATTCCGTAGCCATCATTCACTCCCTTCTACGATGCGGGCTTGAAGTACACAATGCCCGCTTTGGTCACTTTTGCTTCCGACAACTGCTGCACAGTCAGAGTTGCGTCGTTATCTTGCGGCTTAAACGCACCGCCTTCCAAATTGGCCACCCTGCCCGCGAGCTTGGTGATTTCCGCTTCGTTCCCGTTAGCCGTTTCCAACGCGCTGTCTGCGGTGGACTTAGCCGTGCCTGCCGCCGACGTTGCGGATGCCGCTTCGTCGGAATTGGTTTTCATCTGCGTGTCGATTTTCTCCATCGCCTGATTGTACGCGCCCGTGAGATCTGGCGCGTCTGTGTCGGCGTAAGTCGGCAACTGATAGTTAGTCGTTGGCGTTCCTGCCATCATTCACTCCCTTCTACGAAGTACCCGTCCCGCACCTCACCGTTAGCGAGAATCGAGCATGTCAGCTTCCCATCGAGCGGCGGTGCGCCGTCGTATGTGATGCCCTCTGGCACGAAATCCTCGCCCATTAGATAACCACTGAAAACGGCCAATCCGCGAACGTTCAACCCGCATTCCGCAAGCTGGTCAACGGTCAAGTCAAGCTGCGCGAGCGTGTCAACGGTGATTGCATGTACCGTAACGTCGTTGAAGAAATCTCGCATTGCGCGAACGTTGCCCGTGTACCTGCCAACCGTGACGTTCCAGATAAGCAAGCCAACCTGCGAACCTGCAATCAGGTCGCGCAACTCCTTGTCCAGCTTGGCAATCTCCGAATCCGTGTACCCTTCAAGCTGTTCAGTCTGCGCTACCTGCTCCGCATGAATCTGGCTCTTGAAGTCATCGAACTCAATCGTGGTCACAAAATCGCTGTCGATGTTGGCAATCTTGCCGAACAGACAAGCGATCTGCTGCTCCACGGATAGCGATTCGTCGTACACTAGCGGGGTTGTAATCTGGTTGCACGTTCGCCCGCCGCCAAGAAACGGATAGTAGATTCCCATAAATTTCACCTCCCTAAAGCGCATTCCAATAATCAGTGTATATACCCATGAAAAGCTCGTTCAAATCGCCTATAACCATCATGTCGATGTTCAGGAACGTCTCACGGAACTGCATGAGGGCTTGTGCCTTGGTGATACCCGATATGCCGCTCACGTGCGTGACGTAATCCTCCAACGTCTTTGAACTCGCCTTCGTGGTGTCGCTTGCTTCGCTTTCCGCATTGCTGTCCTGCGCACTCGTTCCCTTCGCAATCGTGTTGCTCGTGCTGTCAGTGAGGTTGGTCGCGTAGTCCTCGTTCCCGGAAAGCTGCATCTGCGGTGTCGTGCTTACCACGGTTCGCGCCGTGCTGTCGGTGTCGTTCACCGTCTCGCTCGTTGCCTTGGTAGCCGTGTTCTCGGTACGCGAATAGTCCCTAGACTGGTCAGACGTTCCGCTCGTGCTTCCCTCCGTGCGCATGTCATAGTTGCTGAACGGGTCGAAATCCTGCAACGCGCTCTTGTACAGTTGATTGTAGAACGGCATAATCTCGTTCATCTTGCGGTTCAGAAAACGCCTGAAAAGCGCGGGAGTCTCCTGCCCAATCTCTCGAAAGAAGAAATGCTCAACAATCTTCGCGTTCAGCGGCGCACGGTATTCTTCATCGAAAATGGGGTATTTGTCAAGCCCCAAATCGAATCCGTTTTCGACAAGCGAACCCAACTCCACCGTGAAGATCGCCCCACGATGATAGGGAACGCCGCACTCTCCGTCCTCGTACAAACTCATAACCCAGCACCTCCATCCGTCTGAACCTCGGGGTCAGCCATGAGAAGCACGTTCATGTTCTGGCTAGAAACGTCCTTGTTCATGTCGCACCAAACCTCAAGCCCGTACTTGCGGTTAATCTGCCTGCACGCTTCGCGTCTGCAATTCAGGCGAATAAGGCGGTTCGCTTCAATCTGACCGTTGTTCGCTTCAACCTCGGCGCTCTGAACTCGCTCCGCTTTGCTGATGTTCGTGTTCTCGATGCCGAAGTACGTCATAATCTCTGCCCAAACCGTCTGCTTTGCTTTGAGCAGTTCGGGCGTGATGAACGGCGCACCAGAACTAAGGTAGGTAATCTGCGACGGGTCGAACATTCCGTCAGCGCCCACGATGATAGGCTCGTTGCCCACATACTGCTTCATAAGGTTCTGAATGGTCAACCGCTGCGATTCAGGGACAACCGCGAATATCGGCATCTTCTGGCTCATAAGGTTCACGTCCACGGTTCTGTCAATGTCCGCAAGCCTACGCGCGTAGATTCGCATTGCGTTAATGTCTGGTCTGCGCAGATAGTTGTTCCAGATGGGTACGCATTCGGTAGACTTCAACCGACGATGAAAGCCGTTAGTGCCGTATGCGATATACGCAAGCGGATTCTGGTACATGTTAATCTGCCCAGACGGTGCGCCCATCGTAGAGAAATAAGCATCGTACTCGTCATCCCAGAAAAACACGCTCATTCCGCGATTGAAAAGTGTCAGTTCGAGAAAGCGCTGGTCAATCTCCGTCGGCAATCCCTCCCAACGGTATATCGCGCAAGCCATCTGCTCCAACATTTCATAGTACATGCGGTACTGCAAGTTGTTCATTTCAGCAGACTGCCACGTGTTGCGCTTGCCCTTGCGATTCCTTCCCATCAGTAACGCACCCCCTTCACAGGCTCGTTGTCGGCTAGGTCAATCTTGTACATTTTATCAGGGTCGCTCCAAACTGTCACGCCCTTTTCAAAAATGCCCCTGATGCTCTCCTTGAACAGTTCGGGAACCTCGCTTGTCGAAAGCGAAACGCTCTGCATCTTCCAATACGTGAAGTTCTCCATGCACTTCAAGTCGGCGGGCGGCACAATCCAACGGTTAACATAGTAGCCGTAGCGCAGCCAGAAATCGCCAACCTGACGCAGGAAGTTCAGCTTCAACCTCTTGAACTTCAACCGCACGCCCATGTACCCCTTGCAGAAGTTGAACGCATCGCCGCCGTTCTGTCCCGAAGTGGACGGCTGCGTAAGCCGCGCATCCTGAACCTTTGCCTGAATGCCCTGAATAGCCGTCTCGTAGTCCCCGTTCGCGGCGTACACGGCATAGTCATAGTTCGTGTCCCTCATATACCCCTGCAAGCCGATGTTGTTCTGCGTGGTCGCGGTAGCCGCGCCAACCTGCGTCGCGGTAGTCCTGTTAATCCAGTCGGCGTTCAGCGCGGTGTTCGCACCAGCGAGCGCCATGTTGGCAACGTCCGCGGCGGCACCGCCGAAGTTGCCAGATGCAAGGCTGCCAACAGCGCCAACGCCAGACGAAATCATGGACGAAGCGCCGTTCCACAGGTTCTTCTCCTGCGATATTCCGCTCAATGCCCAGTTCGCCTGATTGGCTACCTGCTGGTTCGCCCATGCGTTCTGCATGTTCGCCCCGCTCTGGTTGAACGAAAGCTGCGCTGCCGTAAGCGACTTCTGCTGTGACCAATCTGCTGCGGCGAACTGGTACGCAAGCCTGTTTCGGTTCGATGCCATATAATATATGTACTGATTGTTCACAAGCGAGAACTGCGGAAAGTTGCTGAACTGAATGGCTATGTCCAAACCCTCTTGGTTGGACTCCGAATGCGGGAACGATTCGCCGCTAGGAAGATAGTAGTCAGCATCAACGCTGCCGCCAACCCCGTTGGCTGTGTTGTACCCCGTCACATACGAATAGCCTCGAATGTCGGGCGGTGCCACAACCGTCTCCGTGACAATAAGTATGCTGTCCTGACCTTGGTACGAGTTAATCTGCAAGCATTCGGGCTTCAGCACAATCTCGCCGCCGTTGTACGCCGTCATTTCAATAACGCAGTACGGTGACGTGTAGAACTTCAAAAGGTTCTTGTACCGTTCGGGAATATGGAACATGTCCATAACGTGCATCAGGTGCAACGATGTGATGTTCTCGGCTGGTGTATCTGGCATACGAAGCATAGTGATTCCCGCAACGGTCGTTTCCGTGGCGTTCTGAACGAAACGTGCAGGAACCACCGTAACCATGCTGATGCACTGCGAAACCCACGGCGCATCTTGCAGCTTCTTCATCAACTCCAAGAAGTTCCTGCTGTTGCAAGCGTACACCGCCGAACCAGACGGCATACCGTCGTTGACGGAACCAGTAGCCGTTTTGAGCGTCGGGTTTGACACGCTGCCGAACCCAGCAGTTAAATCAGCGGTGCACATGATAACGATGTACGGCGGTTCATTGAGAAAGTTGTCGATTGCGAGGTCTGTAATCTCGTACTCGTCACCTATGTTCAAACCCTCCGCATCTGTCATGTACTCCGAAAGGTTGTAGATGGTGCTATTCTCGTTGGCGATTCCGATGTGACCCTTGTTCACGTAGCAAAGGTCGAAGCTGATTCTGTCGTAGTATGTCATCCACACGTCAAGCTGCACATTCACCTGCGTGGTGTTCGGCGCTATGTACTTCGCGTCGTTCACGAAGTAGTAGAAAACGTCTGGCTGTCTGCCGCCAGACGGAGGTACGGGTTGCAGCGGGTTCTTCACAACCATGTAGTTGCAACGTGTAACCATGTCAAAGGGCGCGTTCACACGGATAGGCTCGCCGTATCGAAGATATACAAGCCCGTTCAGCGTGAACGCATACCCGTCAACGGAGCGGGACGCGAAATAAGCGTCCCGCTCCTTGTCGGAATCAAAGCGCACCACGTCACGGTACGAAGAATCCCACGGCACGTTGCACATGAGAATAGACGTGTTCGGTGTCCATACCGAATAGTTAAACCTATTCTCGTACTCATAGATGTTCTCTGGCAACCCAGGGAAATCTTGTGCCATGACTTACTCCTTAGCCTGCGGACGTGTACGCCTTGTCAATGCCGATAATCAAATCCTTGTGCTGGTACACCTGCGAACCCATCGCAACGGTCGGGTCAATGTAAGTGCTGGTCGCAGTAACGGTAACGTTCTCCGCAACCTCGTCCTCGGCAACGTGAAGAACGCCCTCGGCATCCACGAACGTGCCCAGCTTCAACCGAACGCCGCCGCTCTCAACACCCGTGTTGTTCGCGGTGATTGCGAACGTGCAGCCCTGCGGAACCGTGTACCCCTCCGTCTCGGGCGTTACGGTGCCCTGAACCGTGGCGATAAGGCGCGTCTTTCCACCGCGCTCTGCGTAAGTGGGTTTCACTCCGTCAACCTCCGCATAGTCGAGCGTCACGCCAGTAGCCTTAATGGACGGAACGGTGACGCTGGTGCCAGCTTCCGTGGTGAACATGACTGCGTTCACGAAACGGGACACGGAATAGATGCCGTGGTGATGCAGCCAGTAGTTCCACGAAATCGCCTTGGGATTGCGGATGCTCTCGAAGTCGATAAGCGTGTCCGCACACATGAAGAAATCGCGGTCGCACAGAATGGCTTGGCAACCGTCGATGCCGAAATCGTCAATCTCGATAACGCGCATCTTGAAGTCGGCTGCGGATGCGTTGAACGCGAACGCGATAACGTTAACGTCGAGCATAGCCACGAACTCGGGAGTTGCGAACAGAACAAGGTCGTTGTTGTTCGTGAACGTCGGCGCACCTGCGGCGTTGTACTGTCCAGAAAGAAAGCGCATCTTGCCCGCCATCGAGCGCACGGCTTCCGTAATCGCCATAGCATCGTCCTGCTTCTCCGAACGGGTTGCAGCAGCCGACGCATCGGGAACCTGCACCTTGTAGAAGCCGTCGATTCGCGCGTACTCTGCGAAAAGGTTGCGCATGATAAGGTACTCGTCCCAGTAGTCGGACGTGTACGGCGTTTCCATGATGCGCCCCACGAGGTCTTGCAGCCCGTAGTCGTTCAAAAACGCACGGCGCAGAAGCATGTCGTTGACGGTCAACTCGTAGTAGTCCTGACGGTTGATGCTGTGAAAGTTGCTCATAACGTCGGGCGCGTGGCAAGCGAACACGTCATCATAGCACTTGTTCGGGTCGTAGCGCTTAGCCTGAATCAGCGTGGTGGCAAGTTCCTCGATAGTCTCGCCGTACTGCATCATGCCGCGCTTGAACTGCGCGAGCGGGTTAGTCCAAACCTTGCTCTTGATTACAACGTCTCCGATGCGGTTCACAAGCGCGTCGATGAACTCGTTCATCATCGGGCGGTATTCGAGCAGGTTGTTCACCGTCTCGGTAATGTCACCCTGCGTCGCAGCAGGAATGCGCTGCTGGTACGCGAACGAAGCATCGGTGCGAATCGCGTTCAAAATCTGCGCGTTCGTCGCGTTCAGCGTCTTGATAGTCTTAGTTGCCATTGTTGCTGTCCTCCTTGTCATCGGTGAAAAGGTTGTCGATGTGGTACACGGTGCCGTCCTCGTCCACGTCCTCAACGACAACACCGTCACCGTCGTTGTCCCCGCTGTTGTCGGCGGGAATCTGCATCAGCAGGTCATAGTTGCGAGCCTTCAAGCTCTGAATGTCAGCCTTCATGGCTTCCTCGTTCGACGCATACTCGCTCATGCGGGCTTCCGCAGAACTTCGGTACTCGTCGGCATCCGCTCCCCGCTTAGCCATGTCCGTGAGGAACGTCTCTGCGGTCGCGTACTCGCCATCCTCCATCCTCCCACGGAGCCAAGCGAGCAAATCCTCTAGGTTCATGTTCTTCTCCTTCCAACAAAATAGCCCCCGCCATCTGGTTGTGACCGTGGCGAGGGCTGACTGTGCTGGTGATATTGCCATTCCCGAAACGCCGCCGCTGCTAATGCGGCTCGCACTCGTGCGGGCGGCATCACCCGTAGCAACCCCGCATCGGTCATCGTCCAGACGGATTGGGTATCACCATAGCCAACATAACCCACTTCGCAAGCACTGTCAAGCACTCGCGTTCATTTTCACCAGATCAATCGAATCGGAGTAGGCGTTCAAAAACTGCGCGATCGCGACGCGCACCAGATACGATATGGGCAGGTTCTCCCTCTCGCCAATCTCCTTCAGCTGCTCGTACATGGATTCGTCAATCCTGAAACTGCGCTCAATCATTGCTGTACCTCCTATCAGGTGAGCGTGAACGTTATGGGTTCGAGCACTATACCGCCCCTAACGTGCCTTGGCTTCAACTTCCCGTGAAGCTGCAAGCCCCTCTTGAAACTGTCGAACGTCACCATGCGCTTCAACTCCTCTGGCATACCAGCGCACTTAACGTCATCGAACGGCTGAACGTCAACCATCCTGTATTCGCCATCAACCATCTTGCCAACCTGATAGATTCTCTCCATGTACGTCTTAGCCCTGATATATTTAGCCATGCTGAAATTGCTCTCATGCTTCCACGCGCCCAAACGTGTAGGATGCACCTCCAAACCCTCGGGAATGTCTGTGCCGCAAATGTGTATGCTGTCCGTGTCACAATACATGAACCTATCGTATACGCTTTGCGCTGCATTGATGGTCTTGTACCTAGCCCATGCGGTAATGAAGCAACCCATAGGCGTGTACACGGGGTCGCGCGTCTCTTTCTCTCCCAATCTGTACCCAACTGAACCGTCCTCTTTCAAGTAAGGCAGTTTCGGCGTAACGTCGGGGTTCGTGGCGAACTTGCCATAAAGTGAATTCAACATGAGCTTCGCAAGCTGTCGCAAACCGCCCGTGGTAGTTTCTTTAATGTGCATCCAATAGTCTATGTAATCTTTGAACAGTCCAGTGGCTTGCTCGAACATGTACCCGCCGTTGTACGAAAACACCGTCACGTCGTACTGCTGCATGAGTATTTCCAAGTCTATGTTGGTCAAAGCCAACTCAACTGTTCCCTCCGTGTCATGGATGTACTCCGTTTCGGAGTAGAACGGGTTGTTCTTAATCTGCAACGTGGGGAGGTGGTCGGGCTTCAACTTGCAATGGCAGGTTAGGAATTGAATGTACAGGGGATATTGGGGGTTGTCCTTGTACTCTCCGTGGAAATATATCGGCTGCCCGATTGGCAACGGTCTGTTGTACATAACGTCGGGGTACAACGAGTTAACGTCAAACGCAGCCCCGTAGCCCTGCAGCCTGTACTCGTGTTCCTCGTCAGCCTGAAACCTAGGGTTCGCGTATGTGTAGCCGCCGCGATACGCCTTGCGTATCATCGCGTCCATTTCCAGATGAATCTTAGGGAACCAGTCATCCCACTTCGAGCCTATTATGTCCTTGTACCCGTTGAGCGCGTCGCTTCCGATGGTGAGCCTGTCAAGCCCCTTGCCGAACTGCTGATGCAGCGCCCTAGCGACGATCTGAACGTCGTTCCTGATGTAGTCTCGTTCCTGCGCTGTCAACTCGTGACCTATGGGGCGGTACTCCGTATAGTCAATCTCCAACTTGGATATGGGGAGGTCGAAAGCCTTTGCAATCTGCGATACCTTCATGGGGAGTTTCTTCAAGCTGTCTTTGAATGTGCAGGTTAGCGCTTTCTTCTTGCCCTTCTTCTCAAAGCAAACCTTCATCTGATAGAACTTGCCCATGTTTGATATGAGCGTTTTGAAAGTCTTTGTCCTCGCCTTTTCGCTGTACTCAAATCCGTTGGTCAGCAGGTACCATATAATGAACTCACAATCGAATGCAGCATTGTGGAAATAATATGTACCGCCGTGAACCTTGCAGAAATCAAGAAACGTGGCAATGTCCGTGCCATAGCTTAGTGCGTCGGGGTTGTCAATCTCGCACACGCACCACGCCCAAACGCGACAATCATTTATATCTGTGGTTGTCTCGAAGTCTGCGGCGTACTCCATAGCTACCTACGTTTTTTGCTTTTACGCTTGCGTTTTCCGGTCTGCTTCTTGGGGTACTGGTTCTGAACCTGTTGAATGGTCAGTATCATATGCTCTTTCTGCGCTTCATCGTCCATAGCGTCAGCCTGTGCGCCCATCACGTTATCGCGGTCGGTGTTTATGTACCTGTAATAAAGGGGGACGAAGTTTGTGAAGTTCTGCAACGCAAACAGTTGTTCGTTGCTCAACTTCCTAATCATGTTGGGTATTCGCGGGTCGTTGAACGTCGCGGCGTGTTCCAAAAGGTTCTTGCGAAGCTGCGTTATCCGCTTGCGCTGGTACGTCGGGGATAGTTCGCGCTTCAAAATCTGCGCTCGCTTCCGCAAATCCGCTTCGCTGCGTATCTGCTCGGGGAGTAGTTGGCGCTGATAGTCTATGTTTCCGAACGGCAAGCCCTTAACATGAGCCATAGCCGAACGCATCCCCAATGTGGTATCGCTCTCGCCGTAGGCAGTCAGGAACGGATGCGCGGCGAACTTCTGCCAGTATCTATTATGTTCCCTGTTCCATTGCCTTTCAAGCCGTTTGTAATCCCTATAAGCCGTGTACGGTATCGGGGTGCCGTCGCGCCCCGCAACGAAACGGGTCGAACGTGATATGAACTTTTCCAACTGGTTGGCGTATGAGTTTAGCGCCCTCGTGTTCGACGGGTCAACCGTCCTGAACGGCTCTACGCTGCCCGTCCTTACGCCCTTGTTCTGCAATCTCTTGATTTTGCGCCGCGCCCTCCGTTCTGCATCCGCAACACGGGCGCGGGCGTTCTCGTTAGCCTTGGTCATCGGCTCACCTCCTTAACAGAAAGGGCGGGCATTTCGCCCGCCCTCGCGTTCCGCTCTGCTTCGGGGTGTTTACTTGTGGCGCTGCAAGCTGGTGAACTTGTACCCGTTGCGCCCCTGCTTCTTCACAACTTCGAACTTGATTGCGGGATTCCACGGCGGGCAACCTACGATGCTGAAAAGGTTCTTCATCGAGGTTTCAACGCCCGTGCTAGTGCATCCGTAGGCATCGCCCTTCGGGGTGATAAGCACGATGCGATTGCGCTGCATAATCTCACCCGTCGCAGTGTCGGTCATTTCCACGGGCTGAATAATGACGTTCTCAACCTCCACGACCTTCCCCACCATGTCATCGAGGGAGAGGGAGTTAGAAACAGCCTCGTAAATGTCCAGCCTGTCCTCTTGCGTCTCCGCATGGATAGAGCAGTACATGCCCTTAACCATGTCGGGCGCGTCGTTCGTGATGGTCTCAAGTTCGGTGTTCTCCATGTCTTTTTTCCTTTCGTTCATGGGCGGCGTTTTCGCCGCCCGCTCTACCGTGTTAGTCCTCGTCCGCTTCGGTCGCGTCGCAAGGGGTGGCGTACTTCTTGAAGTCCTCAAACGTCATCTTGTACAGCTGCTCATGCTCCACAACGTCAACGGCTGCAAAACTAGGCTCCTGCTTGCGAATGAGCGCCTGCGCGGTGTTCAGTCCGCACTTCTTGTCAAGCTGATAGGCAACCTGCACGGGCTGACCATCCTTGATAACGTACCCGCGCACCTCCGTGGTGGTGAACTTCTTCTGAATCGTGTTGCGTGCCATGATAAAATCCTTTCCATTGTGTACCTTAATGGCAACTCATATATTACGCCTTGCAGTGCGGCTTGTCAAGTATTAAAACCCACTTGCAAGCCGCTCCACAAAACCTACATAATTGGGGAGCTAGTCCGCATCAATCTTGATGACCGCATACCATACCTGCTTCGCACGGCGGTGCGCGCATCCCCCGTACCCCGCCCCGGTGGCGATGCAATAACCTTTCAACTGGTAAAATGCCCCGAACGTACTCTCAACCAATTCGGCATCAGGATGGTGTTTAATCCACATTGCCAAATTGTTACGCTCATACTTGTCGCAAATCAAACGCCCCTCGACTAGACCGTCACAATTGTGCCAATACCCACCCGTCACGCCCCGGTGCACTACCATCCCTCCGTGATAGTCGATAATCTTACGAACGTTCTTTTCCAATTTAGTCGCCATTGTACTACTCCTTTCTAACAGATGGGCATGTTGCTAGTACGTGCTGAAGCGATGCGTGAGGGCGCACAGGTGCTCGCATTCCTCATTCCCGAAATTAACGCATCCCTCGCAGTTGCAGTATTCGGGCGCGATCCCCTCAACAATGCCCGCAGCAAACCAATACGGGCTATCATCGTCCGCACCTTTCGCCGTCGCGCGAATATCGGCGGCGCTCATGTCGGGCACGAAGTCGCAAAAATCATTGATGAACGCATGTACATGCTTCCACGTGGTTATGCTGCAGCCATAACGCGGAAGCAGATAGCAACGCATATTGCTGTACACAGCCACACGCGACGCATACGAGGTGAGAACATAGGCATTTTCAAGTTGCAAGTTCTCGCCATTCTCAAGCCTTAGCGTGATAGATGCCACATGGTCAACGGTGGCGCTCATGTTGCGGAGTTTCATTTTCATTCCTTTCTGTCGTATTCTAGCGCCTTCCCTTCGGCGCAATTACAATATACGCCACTATGTACCACTTTGCAATAGCTGTTTATGTTCTCCATATTTCCTACATAAAGCCGCATAATCCACTTGAAAATATGTACTTGACAACTGTACACGATTGCTATATTATAATAGTACACCAACCGAAAGGAGTAACAATGTACAGCACCAGCGAACAGGTATACACAGCGGCTAACAACCTCACGGACAATATAGGCGGCTTCTTTAGCGAACTTCTGCGGCTGCTTTTTGCACTGATTGATACGCTTATAGAGTGCGCTATGTATGTCTTTGATTGCGTCACAAGTAACCCCGTTCTACTGCTTGCGTTCGTCGTGTGCTTCATGTACTATATACGCCGCAAGTATTATGTGCATAGTGTGAAGCCTAAGCATGTACGTAAGCAATAGTATAATATGTGCTTGCATATGCTCACCACCTATGCTATAATGTAGTCACAAAGAAAGGAGATATACATATGAATGATGTTGTTCTTGTTCCTCATGTAATCCCTAGCCCGTACAAGACTGCGGCGCTGGGGAGGTACATGGGCTGTCTCTTATACACATCTGACGCTGCCGACGAAGCTAGAAGTG